GATGCAGAGACTTCCTGTTCAACACCTTATAACAGCAAATACTGAAGAGCGTAAGTTACCCAACGGTAATAGCTTCTATCTTCCTGTTGTATCTTTAGATGTTAGTAATACTCTAAAGCTTACAGACAAAGAGCAAACCATGTTCGCAGACTTCATGGCATGGCTTGACAACTACAATAGTTACATTGCAAATTCTTGGCAAGATAAAGTTAAGAGTAAGTTAGATGATGAAGAAACTGATATTGTAGATAATCTAGTAGACATAGATGAAGAGGAAGTAGCATAATGAAACATCCTGCTGAACTGGCTGTTCATCAGTACATGGAAGATGCCGTTAAGGGTACATCTTCTATGTCTGAAGATACAATCAATCAAGTTGCGAAAGACATACAAGAAGCTTTGCATCGTCAGTTTGGTGGAATGAAAAAGAGAGGTGACTTTAGACTTCGTATGTCTAATGTGGGTAGAGCGACATGCCAACTTTGGTATGACAAAAACAAACCTGAAGTTGGTATGCCTCTTCCTACCACATTTATAATGAACATGATGATTGGAGACATCGTTGAAGCTGTCTTCAAAGGATTACTTAAAGAAGCAGGAGTAAAGTATGAAGACAATAATAAAGTTACACTCAAGTTGGATAACACATCCATCGATGGAACATATGATATTGTTATTAATGACGCTGTTGATGATATCAAGTCAGCATCTAATTGGTCTTATACAAACAAGTTTGAATCATACGATACTCTTAGAGAGAGTGATGCTTTTGGGTATGTAGCCCAACTAGCAGGGTATGCAAAGGCATCTGGTAAACGTGCAGGTGGTTGGTGGGTTGTTAACAAAGCCACAGGAAACTTTAAATATGTACCTGCAGATGGCATTGATGTTGATACAGAAGTAGCTAAGATAGAGGAGACTTGTAATACAGTCGAAGAAAATGTATTCAAGCGTTGCTTTGAGCCTGAACTTGAAACCTTCAGGGGTAAACCAACAGGTAACAAAGTGCTGAACACACATTGCGGATTCTGTTCTTATCGCTACGATTGTTGGTCTACTTTAAAAGAGTTACCTGCTATTAAATCACAGGCACGTGTACCAAAGATTACTAACTACGTTGAAATAGCAGAGGAGTATATATAATGGAAGAGCTAGAACATTTATCAGAAGAAATAAAACTTAAAGAAGAAGAACTAAGAAATTTACGTAAAGAATATCAGGATAAACGTATGTCGGGTTTGCGTTCAGCTTTACAGGCAAGACAAGAAGCTGATAAACTTATTCAGGAAGAACTTCGTTCTATGGGATACAAACAATTCAATCCTGTGCCGATAGGAAACTGGAGAAATTTTGTCTCCTAACTTTAAACAGTTTAAAGCAGCACGTAAGTATGGTTATAGGAGTGGTTTAGAAGTTAAGATATCCGATTATCTTAAACTACACAAAGTAAAATTTGAATACGAGTGTATAAAGATTGAATGGGAAGACTTAGCATACCGCACCTATACACCAGACTTTGTGTTATACAACGGTATAATTATAGAGACTAAAGGTATGTTTACTGCGGCAGATAGACGCAAGCATCTAGCAATACAGAAGCAACACCCTAAGTTAGATATAAGATTTGTATTTGAAAACAGTAGACGTAAGTTACGAAAGGGTGCTAAGTCTACATATGCAGAATGGTGTGACAAGTATGGATTTAGATGTTATGATAGAATAATACCAGAGGATTGGCTAAAAGAAAAAGGTAAGAATAAGCATGCTAAGTTCATCAAGTTTGCTGGAGCAAAAGTAAAAAGGAAATATAAATGACAATAGAAAACATATTCAAATGTTTAAGTGATGAAGATTTTAATATAAATATTAGACCCACGCTATCAGAAGAGGGCAAGTGGTCAGGAGATATTCAATTGTCTATAATGGTATCAGGAGATAATCCTTTAGATGATAACGACTACGGTAGTTTAATGCATTTTACAAAAATGATATGCTCTTCCGTTCCTATTATGGAGTTCTCCTCAGAGCTAAGAGAACTAGCACATAATTATGTAATGGATGAAGAAGATAATGTGATTGAATTTAAACCTGATGACAGAGGTAAAGTCATTGACAGAACTGATAATGTTGTTACAATATCATTCGGAACAACAACTAAAGGAACAGCATGATGGCTGAACAACTAAGACATGAAGAGTTTATGAAACAGGCAATGGCACAATCAGATGTAATTGTAAAACCATCACACTACGAGCAGTATGAGTTTGAACCCGTTGCATTTATTATGAAAAATGAATTATCTTTTTGGATGGGTAATGTTATAAAGTATGTAATGAGAGCAGGAGATAAGGAAGGTACTCCTGAAATAGAAGATTTAGAAAAGGCAAAAAGATATATTGATATGCGTATTAATCAGTTAGAGGGGCGAGAGCCAAATGCGAGTTAAGGTATTTATCACAATAGATATAGACCCAGAAGAGTATCCTGTTCCTGCTGATGAAAATGTAGCAGAAGAAATAGAAGAGGGCATACGCGAATACTTTTATGATGTAGGCGGTACAACTATTAGAAAC